TGTCGCTGTAGTAGCAACTGAGCCGCTATCTAGAGTACAAGAAACATACCAAGTGTCTGTAAACAAGCCACGAAATTGATCGTTTCCACGGCGGGAAACTACTGCTGTTGCTGCTGCCATTTTGATTTCTCCTAATTAAGTTAAAAAAGTCCCCCCACCACTAGGGCAGGGGGCGCAACTGCAATTAGCTAGGAACAACCAAAGCGAACATGGAAGAAGACTTAGCTGCTCCCACGGTAGCGGCATCACGCAAAGCGGCAACACCGTACAAAGTGTCAGAAGTGAACAGAGTAGCCAAATACTCTTGTTTGTACTGAACTTGTGAACGGACACCAACTTGCTCAACCAGAACCATGGAGTCCTTGTGACCCATCAAGCAGACACGAGCAATAGCAGAACCACTTGCGGGGAAAGTGGAAGTTGCAGATGCAGAGTCAGCATTGCTGGAAGTGAACACAGGGATACCATACAGGTTACCGATTTCACCGTTGCGGATAGCATCGCCATTACCGACAAATGCTTGTTCGGTGTAACGAGCCAGACCCATCAGGGTGTTGCGGCTTGATGGAGGGATGATAAAGAAACGATTGTCCATAGGAGTATCGTTGTCATCCAAACGCTGAATAGTGCGGCGAATAGCGGCATCAGTCAGGGCGGAAGCGTTACCAGTGTTGGTGTTAGCTGTGTAGTCAAAGGTAGTTGTACCGTCACCACCGATGAAGGCAGAACCGTAACGTGCGCCAGAAGAACCACCGTTAGCCAAACGACCCAACTGAATCAAGTCGGTATCAACTTGACGAGACAGGGCGTAACCAGCATCAGAAGTGTAGAACTGACGCATAGAGTTCAGTGCTTGGGCTTCCACGATGTCCTCGATCAAGCGGCTATATTCATAGTGCTTGTTGATAGACACAGTAACTTCAGACTCAGTAGCGGCAATCAAAGTGACTGCTGTCTCAGCGGCTTTAGCAGAAGCAGAACCACGGGTAGGTGCAGGAATGTGAACAACGTCACCTTTCTTGCCCTTGAAGTTCATCTTCATAACAAGGTTAGCAAGAACTAAGTTTTTCTTGTAAGCCGCTACGATTTCATCTGACCAAATCTCTGGGATGAATGTTGCGCCAGTGCTTGTGGTCACTGAATTGGTGGGGGAAAATGATGTTGCCATGTTGTATCTCCAATAAAATCAAAAGTTAAGTTATTTGACTCGTCCCTCTGCGTATGCCTGCATGATTTCATCACTCAAAGCATCGTAGCGGTTCGGGTCTTGCATCTTCAGCCGAATAAGGTCAGCCCTTCGGTAAACTCTTTTTCCAGATTCACCAGTACCACCTACATCTACAGATGCGGCTTTGAGATTAGTCTTGCGTTGGGCTTCCCCTGCATCGCTAGTCTGTTTAGCCTTAACACCCTTCAACTGCTTGTAGGTACTAAGCAGTTCGTTAGCACTGTCATAGTCATACTCACCATCAGCTTTAGCGTACAAACCAATGCGAACAGGAGAAGATTTCACCCAATTCACAAAGTCCGCATCCTGAGCAATCTGACCGAAATCAGGGTGTTCAGCCGCCAGCTTTTGCTGAATCTGCATCTTTTTGAACTCAAGAGCCGCTTGGCGACCCGCAAGTACATCAGGATGGTTATCAACAGTCTTACGAACAGCCGCCTGTGGATTCTCGAAAAAATCTACTTCTGGCTCGTCCTCTTTAACAGGTTGAGACTTTCCCGCAAGGTTCTGCTTAATGAGTTCATCCGCTAATTTGCGTACTTCACCCACTTCTTGAGCTTGCTTGCCAATCAGCTTTTCAGCCTCTTGGTGCATCTTGATAATGTCTGACAGTTCTTTGCCCCGATACTTGTCGGGAATGTCATCACTAGCTTGCTCAACTGTGGAATGAAGTTTCTGCTTTTCAACGACTTCTAATTCACTTTGCAACTCGTCTGGGTTATCAATCAACATTGTTTTTTCCTTTTTCCTGCCACTTTTGGGTTCTAGGAGATCACAACGGCATAAATGCTTATGTTGTGGCTTTGCGCTCTGCCGCTAACTTTTCACGGTGTTTATGGTCAAACTGCATATGTGCAGTTGGGAAATGACCTGACCACCCTTCCAATTTAACGCTAGGTGCGCTCATGATGCGACTGGCTGAACCACCGCACTCACACTGAACAGACTGCAACTCATAATTGCAATACCGTTCAATTTTGTGTCCGTTTTCACAGACAAATTCATACATTCTTTTCATTCAATTCCTCGTAGGCTCGTTCGCTGACCTCTTTCAAGGTTTTCAGCCAAGTCAAGATGGAAAGTTCACCTTTTCTGAACATCAAGGTCTTTTCATCAGGAATCACGCTTATATTATTCAAGGACTCTATCATATTGTCAATGTCAATAGTCAAGTCCTTCCAGCCTTCCATGCTCATCATGTCAAAGCGGGACTCGTAATAGCGTTGGAGTTCTGGTGTCACCAAGGCACTCCTGTGGCGGTTGTTGGATTCTTCTTGGCTTCAATCTGTGCCGCTAAAGAAGCCTCAACAGCGTCCTTGTCCACACCATTTGCCCAAATCCATCCCAACACGGTTTCTTGTGTCAACTGGTTATAGGCAACAGTAGGAGTGCCATCAGACCATGAGCAGGTGGCGTAGGTGGATGCTGAGTAGTCACCATCAACTGCTGTGGCTTGCCAGTGGGCAGTTGTTACAAATCCATCAGAGGTTTGACGGTCAAGCTGTGAAATGTTCCAAGTTACGCTCATGCTGATGCTCCTTTAAGGGCGGCTACGTCTGCCTGTAATTGGGTGATGAGGGCTTGTTGTTCTTGTATGGCTTTGACAAGCACTGGAATAAGTGTGTCCTTGTCCAACATTTTTTGGTTATCTATAGATTTGGACATTGATTCATCCAATGTCGTAACTGCTTCTGGAATTACTGTTTCTACTTCTTGAGCAATAAAACCCAAGTTAGTTTTTCCATCACCATTTATCCATTCAAAACTTACTGGTCTAAGAGCACTGATTTGTTGTAACCCATAACCAATTCCAACAATGTTTTCTTTCAATCTTTCATCGGAAGTTGTTACAAGCAGTCCTGATACAGTATCAATATATGATTTCAATGTTTCAGTTCCACCAGAATTTGAATTGAAAATAACAATGGCAGAAGCTGAAGTAGTTCCTTGTCTATAAAATTGAGCCGCATTATTATCGCCACTTGATTTAACATTTAATCTTGAGGTATATATATTTGCTGTAGTCCCCACCAGCAAGTTACCGCTGGAGTCGATGCGGGCACGTTCATTTGTATAGCTCAAATCATAGAAACGATGATTTGTTGATGCGTAAAAATTGTCGTTGCTTTGCCCAACAATAAGACCAGCACCACCAGTGGCGGCTACAGCAAGTCTTCCTGATGGCGAACTCGTACCAATCCCCACATTACCAGAGGTATCAAGCACCATACGAATAGCACTTGCTGTGGAATCGTAAAAATACAGATTGTTTGCATAACCAGCCGCCGCCGCATTACCGCCAACACCAATCTCGTAAGTTTTTCCAGAAGCACCAGAATTTGATAATCTGAATGTACTGTAACCGGAAGTTGAACTTCGGCTGACTTCTAATTGTGCGCCGGGCGAAGCAGTACCAATCCCCACATTACCGCTTGAGTCAATCCTCATCGACTCCACACCGCCTTCAGAGAAAGCAATAGTGTCAGCCGCAGGGAAGAAGATGCCTGTGTTGGTGTCGCCTGTAGTTGTGATGGCAGGAAGTGCCGCTGTACCAGCTACAAAAGCCGCTCTTTGGCTTGTGTCAATCGTGACAGCGGTGGTTGTTCCATTGGTCTTCAGTGCAAGGCTACCAGCACTATCTATTGAGCCGTTATTAAGAGTTACTTGAGTTGCCATGTTTTATTTCCTTTAAGGTGTTCCATTTGCGACAATGTTTGTCGCAGAAGTGATGACTCCAGTTGAAGACATAGAAGCAATTGTCGTTGCTCCATACTTAAACAGCAATTTACCGCCAGATTCTTCAATTGTAAAGTTTGTGGTCAGCAACTTGGGTGTAGATGCGGCAGTCCCTGTTGTGTTCTGGTTCAACGTAGGAATGTCAGCCGCAACAATCGCCCTGAATGTAGGCACTCCAGCAGAA